AGCATATAAAAGACTAATCAGCTCCCGATAAGCAGAGGCCCACCCCACCTTGCTGTCCCCTACTTTGATAGTAGTATCTGTTTGGTGCATTTCTTCTGCCACGACTGGCAGCTTATTAATATCTTCCCTCTCAACAGAGAATCCCACACCTGTTCCACATAACAATACATACATCAATTCATCAAAGGCGCGTATGTGATCAATAGGCAGAAAAGAACAATTATAACCTGCCACATTATCACGCTCTAGCGCATCTCCTGCTGTCATTAACGCTCTCATTGAAGGAACTACTTCAAGATTAAGAATAGCATCTCGTATCTTGAAGGTTTCTTTTTCTGTCATTACATATCCAGACTTCTTTGACTGCTTGTACATAAACGCTGCATAACGTTCTACTGTTTCATCCCAATTCTCTCTCCGTCCTAGACTATCTACAAAACGGGCATATCGGGATTTAGCGATAAACGAACTATATAAATTCATCAGTGTCCTTAGTGTTTAATTTGTTCTCTGTATTTTTCTGCATACATGGCCTTAGCCTGCTTATAGGATAGAATTGCTATATAATCACAAAAAGCATCAGCCTCAGCCGCTATTGGTAAACCTGTTGCTGAAATAAACCCGCCCATTGCCGATGTTGCGTAAAAGTCCAATAACCCCGGTATTTCATCTTTTACCGTGCTATCTGTTTCAAACAGTACAGATGGTGGTAGTTTCTTATTAGTAGCCATCGTCGGTATCTTCCCAGGTGAGTGTTTGTTGTAATTGATCGAACTTCTCTTCTATAATATCTTGAAACCTGTCAACAATCATTTCAGAAGTTATTCCAAGCTCTTCTAGTAGCTCTGTCTCCTCCTTTTGTTTTAACCGGTCAGACATATCAGGCATTGTGAGTGTCATCATCGGGCACCTTAATAGTGAAACTCTCTAGTATCTCTATCTGTCCTTTATCTAGGCCAACCGCTTGGTAGTAACTATGGCGATAATGTTCAAGGCGTAGAATAAGAAACTTATGATACTCATCCAGCGCCCACCCTTCAAATCCCTTTGGAACCATTTTTTATATTCCTTTCAAATAAAACTGCCATAGCCATGTAGTTTAATGCCCCCAACATCTCCCTCTCCCACCACTCCGAAGATACCGTAGTCTCCTTTTGGTTTAAATGCCAGTAGTTCATAGCCTCTTCTAGTTTCTTTTGTGCCTGCCCTGTTAGGAAACCTATCCCATGAGCCTTAGCTAACCGCACCCATTTCTGCTCATAGAAGTCCTGACCCATGCCGTGCCTCTCTTGGCCTTTACCTTCAGCAGCCTGCCCCACCGCATCCTCGAATACTTCATTAAGTGGATGTGTCATGCTATTCCCTTTAGATGTACTTCGTGGTCTTCTTTCTTGGTTCCCTGACTCCACGAACCGCAGTCCTGGCATTGAAAACGTTGATATGTTAGTGTTAATGTTTTTGATACACCTCGACGCTGTACATACTGAGAACCACACTTAGGACACACCGCGCCATCCTCATACAGATTATGATTTGGATGGTTCTTAATCCAAGGCATTACCTTATTATACACTTTTTCAAGCAAAACAACATCCTGCTTATTGTATTCTTCCATTTTTTTCCAAGCATCTTTTTCACCCGCCATGCACTTAACCCATAGTTCGTGGCCTTCGTGTGCTGTCTTAGAACCTAACCCAAGGCGTTGAACCACATAATCAAGTTTATTGCTAGGAAAACGAAAACTCCCACGCATGGTTCTGAGCAAGTCCACCTGTTTATATGGTGAAGGAGGGGCGAATCCATATAAGAGAAATTCTTTATTGAGCGTAGGGATATCAAATTTAGTTCCATTGTAATGTACCACAGCATCAGCTTCGTCAAGTAGTTTATGAATTTTACTAAGCATTATCTCTGGTGTAGACTTCTGCACAGAAGCATAATATATCTTGGTATCCCCTGCCCACTTAGCAGACCAACATAAGGTATATGAAGACTCCATGATCTGCTTGGTGCTTACGTTCTGCTGCCACAGGCCCCAAACATGGGCTACGTTAGGGCTTGTTTCAATGTCTACCAATAAGATTTTCATTTAGTTACCTCGGCATTTCCATCTTGTGGAGTTGCTGGAGACCATTTCTTAAAAAATTCTATCGTGTCCCGTAGTAAATAGTTAAATCCTGCGTTAATTAGTGCCTCCTTTTCTTGCAGTGTGACATCTATCTCGAATGTTGCTGAACCATCCTCATTTTCTACTAATTCAGTTATTTCCATTGGCTTTCCTCACTAGTTCCATAAAATGCTCAAGGCTAACAATAGCTAAAGGCTTTGCATTGTTCTGTTTTACCACTAATAAAGGTTCCATATCATCTGGCATGGTGTGCTGATTATAATACTTATAGATAGCGATGGCCGATAAGTTTTTGCACTCTGTCCCATATGGAAAGACTTTCTTTGCTGCCGTGCTTAGTTGTACATCCAGGCCGTTGGCTCCCATGCTCGTGCTCCGAACATCGTCCAGTGTCAGTGTAGGAAACTTCTCTATTATTAGGTCTCGTACCTTCTGTTGTAGTATCCGTCCTTTCTGTTTTGCACTGCTCGTCTTCATTTATCCACCCTATAGGTTCATGTTCAATCTGAGTATCTGGGTTTCTTGCGTCTTTAAAAACATTCCACAACTTCTCTCTCTTGGCAAACTCTGTGAATAACCCTGTCTCCCTGCCATAAGCATCTATCTCCCACGGTTGCTTATAATAGTCTACCGCATCACTATCATAGTCCCGTCCCATCCACTTAGTCATTTCTTCGTCTAATTCTTCATATACATATTGTTTTACATGTACAAACTCATGCGCTAAGGTCTTCAGTATTGTTGTCCCTGAAGCGTAAGGATGTATCTCAATCATTAATTCCCGTGGTTTTCCCTTACTATTCCGTCCTTCTATTTCCGTGGTTGCATAGACATCCAAGTGCTTATTAAACTTTATAGTTACAACAACATGGCGCAGTAACTGCTTACTAATTAACTGTTCGCCATAATAGTGACAAGCACGTACAATATAATCATTAAACCTGTCATCTGGGTGTTGGCTGTGTAATAGAATAATCATTTATTCACCGGGCGGTTTCCAGACTTCACCAGCAGTTCTTCGTAGGTAACACAGTGTGGCTGTCTCTCTAAGTCTGTCTTTGTTACCGTAAGCTTTACAGCAAGCAGCGTACATATCGGCTTCACTTTTACATCCGCTAAGGAGTTTTCCGGCTTTAACTGGCCCAACCCCCCTAATACCTTGGATATTATCAACTCTATCTCCCGTTAATATTTGAATATAAAAGTTAAGCAAAGCTTCTTCCGGTGTTACTTCCTTCATAGACTTCTTTACAAAATTCCAATGCTTTCCCGGTAATTGAAAGAAGTCTTTATCTATGCTGGCAATAATGGTTTCATTGTTCTGTGCTGTGTGCTCAATAGCAATGTCATCATCAGCCTCTTGGTTGTCTGATACGGTAAAGCCCCACGCACTGATTAGGTATTCCCGTATAATCCCTAAGTGCTTTGGCTTAGGGGCAGTTCTATTGCCCTTGTATGGGGCAGTTATAGCTACCTCATTTCTGAAGTTACTATGCCCTGTAAGATATCCTTGATATGTTTCAGCTTCAATATCTTCCCAGAGCATAGTCTCCAAAAACTTAGCTGTCCTAGCGATAGCAATCTTCTCAGATTCCTTCTCCGCACCAAACCCTACGCGATATGAAATAATATCGCCATCAACTAAGACATGAGGCACTATAGAGCCTCTTCTTCTTCACTTTCTGGGTTATATTCAACCAAGTCAGTGATAGTCAGCTTCTTCAACGAAGGGCTAACGCCACTCTTTCCCTTAAACGTCCAGTCATAGGTAGACACAATCGCCTTAGCCTTGCTGCCGTTGGCTATGCGAAAGTCTTTAGCAATCTCCTCGCCTTCTTTGTTAAAGGCAGTAATTGCATAATTACTCTTGCAAGTGATGTAATTACCCTCATCTGGTCGATTCTCAGCATTACTCAGTACGTTAATACCTAGCTCTTTCAAAGCATCTACAGCCTTTGATGACAAGTTAGAGAGGTTTACTGTATATTGCTCTTTATCTGAAACCGGGTTAGGTAATTGCAAGCAAGCCCAATACACATCTGCTAATACTGAAACACTTTTACCTGCGCTCATAATAACTCCTTAGTTAATTTAGTTACAATTTAGTGTACTTCTGCCCAGGTTTGCCCTACTTTATACTCAGCCCCCACTGGGCACCTGAAGTTGAGTATTTTTCCTGCCTCTGCTGCTGAATGTACAACGATTTTACCTACCTGTTCACCGAAGTTAGCAGAAGTTTCTATCTGCACCTCATCATGTACCCACGCTACTATCTTACATGGTATCTTAGCCGCTGTCAAGTTCTTTTTAATCTGTATAAGCCAGACTTTACTGATAATAGCCCCTGCGGACTGTAATAGCGTATTCAGGGCCGAATGAGCAGACCTAATTTGTAATCTGTAGCCACCTAGTCCCCGTATACTACCTTTACCTGCCGCTGCCTCAACTTTAGATCGTAACGAAGCGAATGACGGCACAGCCTTAAAGAAATTACTAAGAATCTGTTGTCCTTCCTTCGCAGAACCACCTACAATTGACCCAATCTTAGATGGAGATGCCCCATATAGAGTGGCATAAAGCACCGTCTTTGCAATATCTCTGGAAGCAACCCCAAAAGCTTCTTGATTTCGGGTATGAACGTCCCCATTAACAACCTCATTTATGTAATCCACGTCGTTAAGATAATGAGCAAAACAGCGTAGTTCAATACCGCTAAGATCCACCCCAACCAGAACATTTCCGGAACCCACCGTCCAACAATTACGAAACTCACGCCCATATGGCGCTCTGGTAGCCGGGACCTGAGCCATATTAGGACTATGGTGAGTTGCCCTGCCAGTAACAGCCCCAAAAGTAATAACACGACCATGTACCCTCCCATCTGATTGACAATATTCGAGCCAAGAATCCAACTGTGCTGCCCTCTTTTGAAGCATTAAATACCGTGCAATAGTCTTGGCCTCCGGTATATCCATATTTTCTAGCGTTGTTTCGTCTACAATTGTATGCCCTTTCTCGGTATGCTTCTCCGGCTTCCACCCACGCTCCATAAGGCGTTTAGCTATCTGTTGACGGCTACCTACATTGAACACCTCTACATCGTCTTTAAGAGGCCTTCCCGTCCTTTCTGAGACCCTTTTAGTAACTATGGGTGGAAAGGTGTCTTGTAAGGATGCTTCAATGTTCGCCATCTCTGTCCGAATATCTGCTAATAATGTCATGGAATAGGGAATATCCAGTTTAAACCCAGTACGCTCCTGTTCTGATATAATAGCCTGCACCCGGTGTTCAATTTCTACTGCCTGTTCATGTATCGTGAACGCCTCCAATTCCTGAACAAGGGAATCATACACTTTAGCGGTTACTTTTACGTCCTGTATACAGTAATCAATCATCTCCTGGCAAAGACCCCCGTCATAGTCCTTAAAATCTCCCTTTGGAAAGTTAAGGATTTTACCCCAGTTTGCTAGACTATGTCCTCCTTCACGGCCCGCCCTGCACAACCTGGATAACACTAAGGTATCCTTACATTGTCGCAAGACGATCTTGGTTCCCCATAGCTTGTTTAAGAGATGACAATCAAAACCAATAATGTTATGGCCAATAATAATGTCGCAAGAATTAAGGTAGTCATTTAACTCCTCCTTGTCCTTCTCTAACCATGTAAGAACCTCTCCTGTATCCTTGTTCATAGTAACGCAGCACCAGATAGTGTCCCACTTGGTGTTAGTCTCTATATCTAATATAATAGTTGTCATTTAATAATAAAATGCAAGTGTTTTTAACCGATTTCTGTGGATATTGTAGGGTTTTTGTAAGCAGTTGTTACCTCCGTCCATCCAGCGAAATACATATTTTCTGTGCCGTTGCTACATTTACCATACATACCATCCATGTGGTGGAATTTATATACACGATCTAGGCTACCTTCTAAAGCATCTGGTGGAATCTGTGGGTTTTCTAGTAGTTTAAAGTAAGAACCATTTGGTAGTTCATAAAGTTTAGTCATACTTATCTCCTTTAAATTTACAGCGAAGAATCCGTAATCTCATTCATTCGTCCTGTGTCCTTATTATACAGCAAAGCAGAACAATTAGGGCTAGTAAGTCCAGAAAATCTGTTCTTTAATATGGAAACACGGGTAGTGTTGCGTTCTATGGCCTCCTCATGCTGCCCATTACGCACTAATCCTATCACAATATCACTCAATTGTCCAATACTACCTGACCCACGAAGCTGAGACAATGTTGTAGCAGCACCCTCCTCATGCCCTTTACTCTCCGGGCGCTTAAGATGGGATACAGCAATAAGACAAATTCCAGTTTCTTGAACCAGCATCCGTAGCTTTGTCATAAGTTCGTCTATTGATTTTCTCTCATCACCGTTAGATTGTGCCGAAATTACCATACTAATATGATCTAGAAAGACATATTTACAGTCTGCCGCTTTAGCAAAGTACCGTATTCTGTTGATAACATTATCAATATCAGTAGACCCAAAATTGTCCCAGAAAAATAGCCTGTCAGTGCCCATAGTAGATTCAAAGGCACGTCGTAGTTCCTCCTCTGAGGCATACGTATCCGGTAAGTGTAGTGGGCGATTAAGGGATAAAGACATTATAGACTTAGCAGTACTGGGCACTGATTCTTCCATAAACATTAGGCCGATGTTCTCCTGTGTGGTTTGGATTAAATGCCACAGAATCTCCCGGAGGAATTGAGACTTGCCTAAACCGCTGCCAGCACACACAGTAACCAACTCTCCACCGCGCAGCCCATAGGTCAGGTC